GTGCGGTTGGGAGCCGATAGAGAGCCCGGACGAGGAGGTTGATCAAGTTCGCGGCAGAGACGCCGGTCAGCTGTGCAACGTCCACGTTACAGATCCGTGCCATGTAGCGCCAATCGCGCTGAGCAAAGCCGATTTCCCATTTGAAGTGTTCGCGGTAGGCTTGGTAAGTGTTGCCTACGGAGTCGGCCACGGGCCATTCACCCATGTCCCGCTGCTGGAGGCCGGTCAGTTTGCCCTTCGGGAAGATGGCGTGGTTGGTGTCTACGCCCCAAGTCATCACCCAGATTGAGGTGTTGGTGTTGGAGGTTCCGCCGCCGTCGAGGACGTTGTTGGCGGTTTGGGAGTTCGCGACGGTTTTGGTGGAGTAGCGTGGAGCGAAGCCAGTGAAGCGTTCGGGGTTTACCAATTGGTTGCCGTAGATGATGGTCTGGGCAACTTGCTGGGACATCCCCTCCAAGAATGCACGACTCTCAGATAGGCGGAACTCTGGAGTATTGCCGTTAAGGTCGGCGATATCCTTGTCGATGACGGAGTAGGTTTCGAGGTTGCCACAGGTGTCGACGATCTGAGCGGTGGTGGATTTGGCGTTGGGGACACCACTGTTGAGGAGGCGCCATGTGGCTTGAGGGATACCAGTGCGGACTGTGGTTTTGTGCCCGGTCGGAAGGTTGCCTTCGACGACCATCATGTCGTCGAGGATCTCGTTTGTTTGGCTTAAGAGTTCGATGATGGATGCGACCTTATAGCCGTCGTCCATTCGCTTTGCCCAATCCGCGTAGGTAAGGGCGGTAGAACCGATTGTTGCCATTTTTCAGGCTCCGATAAGGGGTTAAACTGTGACGTTTAGTCTGCCTTTGGTACCCTCTGTGCTTTGCAGTTCGTCCCCTCTGGGGCGGGTCTTCAGGATCGATTTCCGACGAGATTCGGATACATAGATTCTGCGATTGATGGGCGTGATGGCGAGCCGGGAGATTTGTTCGCCTCAGGCGAGATCCCACCTGGGCGCAGCGAGCCGCCTTCAACGAAGGGTTTGAACATGATCGAGAGGGCTTCCACAACGTCTGGGTTGGAGCCGGCTCCGGTTAGGTCTAAGGCCCCGCGAAAGGCGCGGGCAAGGGAAGGTGGCAAGGCTGAGTCGATCGCTTTTGAGATATCGGTGCGCACGGCTTCGGACTTGGAACCGAAACGGTCGGCGATGTCTGAAAGCCATTCCTTTTGGGTGTCGGCCCAAGCCTTGTATGGAGCTTCTGCGGCTTCGCGACCGACCTTGGAGTAAGTATCAACCAGCTTCTGGGCTTGGTCTTGGGTGAGGCCGAGTTCTTTGAAGGTGGCTTGGGCTTCGGTCAGGGCCTCAGGATCGAATTTAAATCCATCCGGGACTTTGAAGTCGGCGTATTTCTCTGGGGCCCCTTCCTTTGGAACATCCTCTTTCTTAGCCTCAACGATGGGTTTGCCATCAGCGTCAAGCTTGGGCTCTTCCTTTACCGGAGCTTCAGGGGGCTTGTCATTTATAAAGGACTTGCCGTCAGTGGATGGAGTCTTCTCCAAAGGCGTAGGGGTCGTATTCGGAGGTAGGCTCTGATCCTTCAACGTCCCGTCCGGCTGACGCGCCTCCGGCTGGTTGCCCTGCGGCGGGGACTCGGTCGTCACTGTAACGTCGGTCATTTGTTACTTCTTTCTGATTGGCCTCAGCCATCATTAGGGCATATTCATGAGGGGCTACGTTGATTGCATCGGCCCAGAGTTGGAGGCCTACGTTCTGTTCACCAAGTTGGAAGTCTGTTACGTCAGGGTGGCCAGCGACGAAGGCGGTGTGGCCGATGTGACAACGAGCAAGTAGGTCATGCATCCAGGCGCGGCCGGAGAGAGTGGACATGATAGAGGAGATGTAGAGTCGACGCTCGTTCTGAGCGATAGCGGAAGCCTTCTCGGCTTGACGTATGTGTTTGCGATTGGAGCCGTCGTAGGTCACTTCATCCCCCCGCCATCATTTTCTGGACGAGGTTTTGCCCGCCACCTACGTCAATTTGAGAGGCATTCGCGCCAGCTTTGGACATTGCTTCCATCTGTTGCGCTTGGGCTTGAGCTTGCTGTTGCTGTTGCCGGGCCTGGCGGATGGCGGTTAGTTGAGCTGGAGAGCGGATGATGCGTGGGCTGTTATTCAAGAGCGAGGAGTAGATATCGAGTGCCATGTCGAAGTCGAGGTTGTCAGTCGCGGCTGGGTCGATACCGGCGAGTTGGCCTGTGATCTGGAACATGCGTTCGATTGAGCCAGCTTGCGCTGCGTTTTGAGAGATCTCTAAGAGGGAAGAGAATTTGACCTCGATGTTCTTCCCTGCAACTTCTGGCGGGGGAGGAGGAAGGATGTTGGCGCGGAGCATGATCCCCCAAACCCGATCTATGATAGGGGTGAAGACTTCGTTGTAAAGGCGTTGGAAGACCGGACCAAGCATTATGAGGGATTCAGCCTTACGCATGTCCCATTCAACTGCGGTGATGTTGGAGCGGGTTTCGAACTGAGAGGCGACGTTGAAGAGGTTGTTGAAGAAGATATCGCGGATACGTTTGCGGACCTCTTCGAGATCGGCGGTTATGGAAGCGATGTCGGGTTTCCAGTTGCCGTAGGCGGGCTTCATGCCGTCGTTGCCTGTGGACATCATTCCTTGAAGGAAGGTGATACCGCCTGGAAGGAGTGAGGCGGGTTGGTTTTTGAGTTGGACATCGGCGACTAGAGGAGGGTTGATTCCCTTATCTATGCCTTGAGCCTTGCGGCGAGTTTCCTGCTGGAGTTGCTTAATGTCGGGTAGCGCATCCATACCAACGCTTCGGCCATAGGGATCGTTTCCGACCAAGTCCCATCGTCCAATGATAGCTGCACGTTCATTGAAGCCACGCTTTCGGAGGAAGCCACGAGACGATGTACCTGACTGAGGGTTTGTAGCACCACCCCACTCCCAGTAAGTCTCACGGTACTTGAAGTGCTTGGGAATGCCGTACTTTTCCGGGTCGGTGTTGGGTTCAATGGCATGGGCGATGATGACCTCTCGGGTAAGGCCGGCTCCGTCCCGGCGATCGTAGAATTGTTGGATCATCGAGGAGCAGTTTTCCCAACCGAATTCGTCAACGGTTTGGGAGATGGTGTAGGTGAATTCGCGGTAGAAGATGACAGGGCGGTATTTGCCATCGATGTCTACGTAGTATTCGCCGAAGCAGGGGTTGATGCAGTTGATAACGTTGTCGAAGTCTTCGTAGATCAGGAGGACGGCTGTGCCAAAGACCACGAGGTCGAACATGAAGACTGCCATCGCGGTGTAGAAGTTGGATTCCGCGAAGATGAGGTACATCAGGCGCTCGCATTCGGCGAGCCAGAGGGAGACTGGGGTGGTTTGGGTGGAGTCGAGGTGACCGGCGTGGAGGCCTACCCATTTGCGGGTGGGGGAGCAGGTTCCGGAGAACATCCCTGCGGCTAGGTTGCGTGCGGCGAGGGTGCCGGTGGAGTCGAGGATGTGTTGGTTGATGGGGGAGCCGCGGTTCATCTGGTTCGGGGTGATGAGCCATTTGTAGCGCCGGGGGAGGATGAAATCAGCGAGCTCGCGACAGTGAGTCCACCAGCTGTATCTATTATTTCGCAGACCCAAAAGGCGGCCTTGTTGAAAGGCACGCAGGCGCTGGTCTTGCTCAGAGGCGAGATCGGTGTTGCGGGAGAACTGACGCCAGTCAGTGAGGGCGTTCATCTAGCGAAGCTCCCTGACTAGGTGGCAGGGAAGGTACCGACCATAAGGGGCCGTAGTGGTAGCTCTTCCCTGCCTAGTGGGGATCGATAGCAGTGATGTGGCTGCTGATCCAGTAGTGTGGCGTATCAGGCCAAATTGCGATGTGTGAACCGGAGTGAATGCCGGCCCTTGGCTTACCTTTCCTTTGGAGTAGAGCAGGGCCCAGGCGTCGGATGACACTCGGTTGGGTTGCTGGATGGGGATCATTTGAGGACCTGGAGTTTGGCGCGGCGATCATGCTGATGGCCGGTTTGCATCCGCGGAGTGAGACCTGGCGGCATGGAACGGCCCGCGGCCGCGTCGGGGAGTTGGCCGGACTTGGACATATCAGCCGCGGCCATTAAGAAGTTGGCGGGGTTTACCGGCGAAGCGGCGCCGGATTTGGCCATTATTTCAGGAGGGAGGAGCGGGGCTTGTGGCATCAGTCACGTCTCCGTTTGAACCAGACAAAGTGGTATAGTGTCATGTTTTCATCTATTGGTAACTGGTGGTAAGGTAACCCAACCTGAACTAATTCCCATCTATCGGCTCCAAATTCATTGATAGAACTCAGAAGCTTGTCAGATCGGATTTCGATTGCTTGATGTTCCCACATCTTACTTCATCCCTTGCAACGAGGCTGGTGCGGAGGAGCCTTGAGCCGGTAAGGCTTGAGTGCCGAGGAAGGAAGGCATAGCGGACTTCGTCCCCGGCTTCTTTCCTACTGGCGATTGCCCGAAGACAGGAGGCGGTGGCGGCGCGTCGGGGAGTTGAGGAAGAGGTGGGGCTTCGGTTGGGCTCATCACGCAGGCTCCGCGGAGTAGGTTTTGCACCCTTCACACTTATAACGGTGGAAGAGCTTGCAGGCCGCGTCTAGGGCAGGCCAAGTTCCCATGAAGATCATTTCCTTATTGCATTTTAGACATGTCATGCTGCTTCTCCTCTGTAAGGATCCCACTGAGGACTACGTTGTGCTTGTACGTGATGTTCGCGATTAACTTGCATATGCTCTTCGGCATAGGGGTTGTATTCAGTCACATGCAATTCTTGGCGCGGGCCTTCGCCACCAGCGTTAACGTGAGCGGCCAAAGGCCCTCCAAAGGTCAGCGCGAGTGCGTCAAGATCGTCCAAGACCAAGCCTGGATTATCCGCCAGAATGTCTTCCTTCGGGGTGAGGATGATCTCATCCTTTTTGTTAAAGGTGTATCGAATAGCAAGCATTGCGCTTCGCAGGTCGGCGTCAATGGGCAAGAGTCCTGTGCGGACCCAGCTACGAAGCGCCCCATACATAGCGGCTCGCTTGTTAGCGTACTGTTCACCAGCATTATCGAAGACGATTCCGGTGATGTCATCCTTGCCTCCGAATTGGACTTCCGAGACGTAAAGATGCTTGGCGCGGCAGTTGTCTACGACGCCTCCACCAACACCACCACCATCGATGAAGATTCCATCCGGCCGGAGGCTTTGCCACACGTCGAAGACGCTATTGGCGAGTTCGACAGTGCTGATGCCATTGTAGACTTTTCGAGATATTGTTCTGGCATCACGGCCTTTACGGGGGAAGATGACTGAGTTGTTTGCGCCGTAGCGGGCCACGTCTACGCCAAGGGCGAGAGGGGTGGAAGCGTCGACGAAGACCTCGCGATCGGGGGACATTGCGCCGTCGATGTCGGAAGCGAGGAAGAACTCCATGAGGCCTTGGCGTGGGAATTGGCCCAGGATGCGGATGCGGACGTAATCGCTATCCTCACCATAAATACCGATCAGCGCGGCTATACGCTTCTTATTGGTGATGGGGACTTCGCGAGAGTCGATAGCGGTAGTGTGCCACATTGAAGAGTGTGCGCCACCTTCAAAGCACTCGCGAAAGCGGCCTGTATTACGGGTGGGGTTGCCATATACGAGCCAGAGCAACTGCGTGTCGGCGTCAGAGAATGCGCCCTCGGATGTCTCGAATATGATGTCTTCGATCTCAGAGGCCTCGTCGAAGACAAGGATGAGGCGGTTGCCTTTGTTATGAAGCCCGGCGAAGGCTTGGGGGTTGGTCTTCGACCACGGGATCATATCGATCCGCCACGTGCGCTCGCGGGAAGGGTCTTTGCTTAAGAGGGCCGTAGCTTTGAGTTCGAAGTGTTCGCGGATGATGGGTGAGAGGAGGTTGAACCACTTGCCAAGTTCAGCCCAGGTCTTGGTCTTTAGCTGCATTTCGGTATTTGCAGTTATGACCCCGCGGCAGTCTGGGAAGGTGATGAAGGCCCAAAGGATCAACTGTGAGACAGTGGTGGATTTGGCGATACCATGGCCGGAGGCAACCGCTTCGAGTATGGCCTCTTCGGGGGTGAGGAGGCCTAGGCGGATGCGCTCCATTTGCTCTTGAGCCCAAGGCATCGGGCCGTTAAAGGCCTCAAGTTGCGTCCCGGCTTGGCCCCAAGGAAACGCACCCATCACGAAGGCGTAGGGATCGTCTCTCACACTCACTAACCACTCAGCGAGTCCAGGTTGCAATGTCTTCACCCCCAACGTTCTGGATTACTACTCCCAGGCACAACCTTTCGGCGGGTGGGGTCGCACCACCATCGCTACACCGGGGGTGAAGATCTACGAAAGGAGGCAGGGACGGCGCCAAAAGGGAGCCATGCCGGGAACCCTTGTCACTCATCCCTGCCTCCATCATTCCCACTCGTCGCTCGGGTGGGAATCTCATCCGAGGCCAAGCTCGGAGCCTGAAGTACGCTGCGCGGCAACGCATCTATGACGTTCGAGCGTCCTGAGGCCCGAGCGATCTGTTCCATCATAGCCGCGAAGTCTAAGTTCTCGTTCCGATTGATTACCTTCTTCGAGTAGCCAAAGCGGTCGGCGCGGTCGGCGATCACAGCTAATAGCGTCTTGACCGGAAGCTTTTCCCCGCTCTCTTCACAATCATCGAAATGCTCAGCTAGTTGCTGAGCAGCACGCCGCATCGTTGAAGTCTCGACTTCATAAAACTCGTCTAAAGATCGAACGTAGGCCTCATCAACCTTCCCCCGATATTGTGCTATGAGTTCGCAGAAGGCCGGGTCCTTTGAGAGTTGATGAAACCGGGTGTAGCTGTAGCCGGTCAAGTGTAGGATATGCTCAGTGCTATAGATTCCTGAGGCGACCATCCGCGCCAAGCGATGATGGGTTTCCCGCATTGCCTTCGGCCGCCCTTGGGCGGGACGTGGGGCCTGGAGCCGCAGCATATCCTCACGCGTGAGCGGCCGGACCCCTACCACTTTAGGAGTCCTCGCCAGCTTGCCGCGATGAAGAGTTGGGTTCATAGCATCCTTCGTATGTAAACCTTAGGCCTGTCTTCTAAGGGAGGCAGGCCTGTTATCGTTACCATCTGTTTCAGGATGGCCCTGATGTCCTCGGGGATCGCCAGTGATGGTTTGCCTTTCACATTATACCTAGGCAGATACTTCCGTATGAAGTAATTCTCCAATGTATCCAACTGCCCCAACATACAAGGCAGAAACCAGATCCCATCAAACCCAACCCCCTTCCCATTCACACTCGGGCCCTTAGTCGAAGGGGCCCCATATGCAGGCCCCTTCGTTATCTTCCTCCCGCGGTTCCTTACATGTGAGTAAATCCTCACAAGTGGCTTTGTGGACTTCCCCACATAAACCACCTCCCCGCGACACAGCAACGCATACACTCCACAATGCAAAAGCTTCGAAACGTTCATAAACCCATGTTCTTCCACCGGACGGCACTCCTAGGATTTGGAACCATAGGACATAATAACATGTCCACTCTATAGAAGTCAAGAATTATTATTTTATACCGATAGCCTCGAAACTGAAATATTATATTTTGAGCGCCCGAGCATACTGCGGCCCCACGCAGAGACAGAATTTTGGCCCCCACCCC